GCCAAGGGCAATCTGCATCTCGGTAGCCGAGGTGAAGATGTAGTCGTGTTGAGCGCACAGCACGCCATCCACGAAGAACGAAACGTAGGCATTGGTCGACGAGTACGGCATGTACTCGATGCGCAACACCTGGTAGGCCGCACCGCCCGCCGTCTGTGCTTTCTTCGACAGGTTGTTGACGTTGCTCGACGTCAGTTCGTTCGTCGTCTGCGTCGTGCTGTTGCTGGTCTCAGTCTGCCAGACAGTCCCGCCGTCGACCTTGAAGAACACCGCACCGCTGTACGATGCGGGAGGGCCCGCCCCGTTGTCCTGCAACGAGTTCGCACCGACAGCATCCATCACACCGACAAGGATGTTCGCATCATCGGTGTTGGCTTCGGTGAACTGGACACGGGCCTCGAAGAGCAGCGGCTTGTCCGCCGCGAACTTGAAAACCTCATTCGCCGATTCGACGTAGGCTTCGTCATTGTCCGCCACGGTGCCATCCGACGGCACGAGGGCGAGAATCCCGCCCGCCGCATCGCCGACACTGGCAGTACCGGAATCGGTGAGAGTGGTCACCCAGTCCGCCGAGTCAACGTCTCGGGTGAAATCGTCTTCGATCTTGAATTGGTTGCGCCGCAGCAGAAGCTCGGGCAGCCCATCGGTTCGCACCGCCATTGCGGCCTCCTTTAGTTGGAACGAATGGCAGCGATAAACTGCCGGGAATCACTGGGATACGACACGGCAGCAGCAGCCGGGGGAGACACAGAGGGACGCCCCGCACGCTGCATCACGGGCCACGATTCAAGCAAAGCCGACCGCTTGCCAGCATCGACAGCCAGCAACGCCGCGACACGCTCAGGCGTCACGTCTCGGCCCGACGACTCCAGCAGCTTTCGGGCATCGTGATCTGCCTTGACCGCCTGCACGGCTTCGGCAAGGGCTTCGAATTTCGACAGGATCGGGGCGAGGGATTCGGCCACGGCCTTTTTCATGCCCTCCATCTCGATCTCCATTTCAGGCTCGGCCATCGCGTCAGCAGAGGCGTCGGCCTGAAGCATCTCCTGCGCCTTGAGGATGGCCGCAATACGCTTCATCTTCGAAGCGCGGTCACCGTCACCCGCCAGCACTTCGGACACCATCGCCGCGAAGTAGTCTTCGTTTTCCTTGACTGGCAGATCGGCATATTCGCCCATCCCCTCAGCCGCCAGTACCTTCTCCTCACCGGCAGCCATCGCCGCCTCACGAATTGTCATGCGTTGCTCACTTTCGAAAAGCCCCGCATTGGTGGCGGGAGTCTGGACAAGATCAATTGAGTGGACCCGCTCGACCGTCTCCACAATCACCCGCTGGCCATCCATGCGAACGGTTCCCTCCGCATGATGTGACAGGCCGATCCGGTTCGGGTTGCGTTCTGCCGCCTCCGCCACAAGCTCGGCTTGCGGATGGCTCTTCAGATAGTGCAGGTCACCAAACACTGCGCCCGACTCCAGCCGGACATTCCGAATCCAGCCGAATGCCTCAGCGAGTGGCCGGTCTTTCCGCTCGGTCGCGGGATGATCCACATTGACGGGAGCACCCTCGTACAGCCGGGCAGCCTCTGCCATCGCTCGCGGGCTGTAACGTCGCCCGTTGCGTGAGTCCTGCCCGAGGATGCGAACACCCTCGATCAAACCGGCATCGCGGTCGACACGTCGGGGAGCAATCGTCGTCTGTTCGGTGAGTCTCATATCCCGATTGTCACGGGCCACAAGTCAGCCGCAATATCTGCCCCAACAAAATAGGGGTTTCATACAAAATCGACCTTAGGGCGAATTTGCCCCAAGGTCATGGGACGCGAATTCGTCTCGCTGCTGGTTCTGCCTGCGTCCGCAAATAACACCGACAGTTGGGATGCGCCGGCGGACCGCCGTTCTTCACCACCTCCGCAGATGCCCGCACGCCACCAGGAGCCACGAGGTTATCCAGCACCAGCCCCCACAGATCAGGCACCTTGCCATTGAGTGGCCGACAGACAGGGCAGACACGATTGTCCCGCTCAGTCACCCATCGCGTTACGAGGTTGTACCCTGCAGGCTCCAGCACGATAGCGGTAGCGTTGGTACCCTCCGTCTGTGCGAGAGTCGTGGTAGTCGCAGCCGTCACCGCGTCCCGGTCCGGCCCAATTGCCGACACCAGCACGCTCTCCACGTCCGCCGCCGTGCCTGTGCGGATCAGGTCACCCGATGCTGTGACCACCTCTTTCGCCGATTGCATTGACGACCGTGCCGACTCTGCCGCGATCGCCTGCGCCCTGATCAGTGCCTGCCGGTATGCCTGCGTGCGGGTTGCGTCGCTCGGCTGTTGACCGGCTGGCAGCAGTTCGCCGACATGCTGGTTCAGCGATGCGAGAATGATCGCCAAGAGGATCAACGCGAGTTCCCGCCGTCGCTCTTCCTCCCAGCGGTTCCAGTCGGCGTCACTGACGTTCCGCACGTCCGGGGGATTCCCCAGCAGTTCGCGCAGCTCCCTGCGTTGCCTCGATGACAGGCGGGAGAGTCGCTTGGCAAAGTCGGCCTCCACGCCCATCCGGTTCGTGAGTTCGCTCACTTGGGAATCTCCGTGATCTCTGCCAAGATGCCACCGCTCGGCGTCTGGATTGCCTTGTTCACCTTGAACTTTGTCCCACGGGGATAGAGAACCTCAGCCTCTGTGCTACCCTGCATCGATACTCCAGTGATATCTACGCCGCTCTTTCCGTTCACAACTAGGATCACGTTGCCCTTGTAGGTGTCCTTATTCTTGAACGCCTCAGCCTCGCCCGACCGCGCTTTTGCTCGCGTTGACACATAGGCATCGTCAGTGAATGTGCCACCCGTCTGCAACATGGCAGCAATCTTCCGGCCTGATTCTGTGCCTGTATCAATCTGGAAGGATCGCAGAGTCCGCCCGGGCTTCTTCTCGGCTCGTTCTAGGTACCCGTCAATGCTCTTGGCGATCCTTTGCGTATCCTTGCTGATCTTGCCTGATCGTAGTTCGCCGTTCACCTGCTGGAACTTGTCAGTGGTATAGTCCTTCACGGCATTGATCTGCGTCGGGCTCGGTTTGGGTGACTTTTTTTTTACACCGCCAGAGATAGAACCTCCCCCTCCACCACCGCCGCCGCACGTGTTCCCCGCCGTGAATCCGCCTGCACCTGTGCCGCAATTCTCGTGCAGTTCACATCTATCGCCACTGCTCAAGGTCTCCAGAATCGCCCGCGCTTCCGGCAGGCTGGACACACTTTCCAACGCCGCCACGACAGCAGCGTCTAGGCTCGACTCCTGAACGTTCCCGACGATGCTCGCAGCCCAGTCAACGCCGGTCGTTCCGCCCCAGCCCAACCACGCGACATGCCCGGCATCCCGCCACGGCTCGTCTTCAAACTCGGAAGCAACGTCGGCGTTCTTGCGATGACGTGCGAACGCTGCCATCCGCCCGACCGTCTCGCGTGACAGGTTCTCCCCGGATGCAAGCTGGTTCGCTCGCGTCCATCCGACCTGCGTCATACCGGCCACCGCGTCGCCGTGCTCGTCTCGCCACTTCAGCACCCGCCTTGCGTTGTTCCTCGCTGCCTCTGGCGGGCTGTACGAGTCTTCCGCCTCCCTGACCGGCATGATCGACGGGGCCGGCGCTTGGCTCGGTCCCTCTTCCGCCCGGTTGCGTTGCTCCTCCTGCCAGTCCAGACCCATCTGTCGGGCCGCTGTCCGCTTGGAGACGACCCCCATCCCCAATTGGATCTGTGACACCTCTGCCAGTTCCCTAGCGTTCCTGCTGGCCACGCTGGGCTTCTGGCAGGTGATTTCCACCAGTGCTTCGACCTCCGGCCACGGGCGGGCCGACAGGAGCCCCCTATCGTGTTGCAGGCGCAGCACCTTCCAGAGCAACGCCTCCAACTCTCGCGCGTAGAACGCCTGATCCGCCTCGCGGGCTTTCACAAACGGGGATTCAGCCACCAGGGCCGATGCGTAGTTGGCGTTGCTCGCGTCACCGCTGACCATGTACTCCGGCATAGCCCACCGCGTCCCGACGATCCGCAGCACGTACTGCGACACCTCAAGGAACCCGCTATTCCGCTCGGCTCCCATCGGCCCCGGCTTGTAGACCAGTCCCGGCGACGGCTTCAAGATCGTGCCGGGCTTGTACCGCTGCACGTTCTGGTTCTTGGTCCCGCCGCCCACCACCTGCCGCCCGTATTGCGTCACGGCATCGGACGCCCCGAGGGTTTGGATACTCGCCTGTGAGGTCCCCGGGGGAGCCTCCAGAATCCACGCGATCGCCGATTGAAGCGCCGCACCCTCCGCCATGTTCCGCCGGAGTTTCGCCTCCCTGCCGATCTCTTCGACCACCAAGAACGTATCCGATACGCCCCGCTTGGCATTCCGCGAGACGTTCCGCTTGATGTGCAGCATCCTGCGGGAGGGAATGTAGTCCCAGTCCAACCCGCCGTCATCGCGTGACAGGTGATAGCCGAGGGCCTCCGCTGGCCGAGTCGCCGGTGAACGCACCCCAAACGACCACGAGGTCACACCATCAAAGTCCTGCAACCAGTCCTCCAACTGCCGCGTATTGCCCGGCTCGCGGATTTGGTCGGGCTCCACCATGCAAATCGTCGGCCTGCCGTTGGTGCCGATCTCCAGGTATCCGAACGCCTCGCCGTCTTCCCTGCTCCGGTGATGTAGCTCCCGATCGAGAACGCCCGTCATATCCACATCATCGATAAACCGATCGATGACCCGCTGACACATCTCGACCAGTTGCGGATCGGCACCCTGTGCGGTGAACTCGAACCCCGGACCGAATGTGTATTCCGCCAGCCGATCCAAGGCAGCCGTTGCGACAGGCGTCAAGAGCGACAGGTTCCGGGCTGCCCCCCGAATGTAGGCTAGGTCAACCTCCGAATCGTAATAGGGCTTGAACCGCCCGTCTGCCCGATCGGTGACCGAGGTAAACGGATTGACCGCCGTCGGGTAGCCGAAAGTCGGGTCGTCGTACAGGTAGCCCCTACGGTCGATCGTCTCCGGAACGAATGCTTCCATCAGTGCCTTGATCACGTCGCTCATTGTCTCGCCTCGTCCGTTTGATCTTCCTGCCGCACCGCAGACACTCGCGGTATTCCACACGCCCCCACGATGACCGCACCCGCATCGGATGCCCGCAGACACACCACACGATCAGACTACGATAACGGCCCAGCGTCATGGAGTGTATGCCAGTTCCTCCGAGTCGTATTCGTTGGCCGCAATCCCATTCAACGTCCGCACCGCCATTTCGAGCGCGTCCGGGCCGTCGTCATGGTCACCCCGAGGGAATTCCCCGAGTTGATCCAGCAGCAGCCGGGAGCCCTGCGACTCGCTGAATCGGAACATGTCCGCCGCCAGCAGAGGGCCGAGGGCAGACAGCCGTAGGATCTTGTTGCCCGTGTTGATGACCGTCTGCAGTGGCAGCACGATCCCGTGAGACATGGCCGCTGACTGGAACGACTCGCCCAACACCCGCTGGAACCCATTCCCTTCGAGCACCATTAGGTTCGCCCGATGCTTCGCATACATCCCCACGGCATCCGCTGCGATCTCCGTCTCGCTCCTCCGCCTGATGTCCGCGTCGACCCACAGCCGACCGCTTGCCCGCCCAACGAAGACGATGGCCGAGTAGTCGCCCTTCCGGTCGTCCGCCCCCAAGCTCGGATCGACAGCCACCACGCCGAATTCGAACGCATCGGGCCACCGTGCCGCCGTGATTTTGTCCCCCAGGTACTGGCCCCACTTCGATTCCCCCCACTTGCCCGGGCGCTGCTGGAACATGGCTCGCCACCAGTATTCCGAC